AGACCCACGAACATTAAGTCAAAAGCTGACAGGACTGATAGGAGATGTTTGGACTTGGTTTACCGGTATATTTGGATTCGGTGTCGATGATAAACCTAAAGATGATAGATCTATTTCCACAATATTAAGTGAAACACTTGATGCAATATGGTTATGGTTTACAGATCTCTTTAATGACATTAAAAGTTTTGACTTTGGAAAATTAGCAAAATCAGTAATGCCTGGTTTCATGTATGATTGGTTCTTTGGTGATAAAGAAGCAGAAAAAACAGAAGAGGTTAAAAAAGCAGAAGAGAAAAAACCAGAAGTACCAACAGGTGTTGCGGGATTAGCAACAGCAGCTCCTACTGATTTTCTTGGAAATATGCTAGCACCAATAAGAAATCAAATTGAAGGTGTATTTGCTGATCCTCCTATATGGGTTCCAGATGCAGTTACTAATTTTTTCAAAGATACTTTATTAGAACTAATACCAGTAGCACAAAAAGCAGAAAAGGGTGGATTAGTTGGTGCAACTACATTTCCAACTATAACTTTACCTAAAATGGAAGAAGGTGGAATGGTAGGTATGTCTCCATTAGCTAGTGGTAGTCTTGGAAAAGCTATGGGACTTGAAAGTGGTGGGTTGTTTACATTGTCACAAGGAGAGTTTGTTCTAGATAATCAAGCGGCTCAAACTTTCATGAAAGCAGCTCAACTCTTAACCAATTCTCAAGCACTAGAACAATCTAGAGCAGGTGGTGGACCACCCGTAGTAATAAATCAAGTGGACAATAGTCAGGCTAATCCTGTAATCTCAAACCAGGCTACACAGATTAAAGCCTCTGAAAGTCCTCACGCGCGTGAGTCCACCAAAGCTATGTTAGATCAAGCTTACGCTATGGGTTAAGCTTCTTCAGCTAACTTCTGAAAATAACCCATTGCTTCTTCCTCTTCACCCTTGTCATCTGTTTCTGCAGTAACAGGAGTAGGAGGTGGTGTATAAGGTTGACCACCATCAAATGGAACTTCTTCTGGTTTTGAAGTATATTCTGTTCCAAGACCAAGTACCCTGTCCAACTTTTCTTTGAGTTCTTCAAAGGGTTTGAACTTATCATCACTAACAATCTCTTTCAAAGAATGTTCTGTATTCCAAATCTCTTCCATCTTATTATCATCTTCTAGAAGAGCAGAAGGAGTATCAAACTCACTCTTATCATAGTTAGAGAAACCTTCAACCTTACGGATCTTCATCTTGAAGTTTGCACCTTCCCAAAGGTCAAAAGGATTTACTGGAGTTTCATCTTCAAACTCCGGATTCATGAGGTCATTAATCTTGTCAAAGATTTTCTTACCATAACGATACAAACGTATTTGACCCTCATTCTCTGGATGAGCGGGATCTTTAACAATGTACACATTAGAAGTGTAATTCAATCTACGTTTCTGTTTTCTGGCGACTTCCTTATTCGCCTCAATTCCAGAATTCCAAAGTTTGGAATTATATTCACTAACTGGATCTTTCTGTCCAAGAGTGGTCAAGGAATTTTCAATGTACCAGCCACCTGGTCCTTGAAATCCATGATTCCACATTCTTGCCCACGGAAGATCTTCACCATCTGGAGCAGGAAGGAAACGGACAATGGCATAACCATTACCAGACTTGTCCAATTCTGGACGCCAGTAACGTTCATCTACATCGCCAAATGTATTGGGGTTGGAAATTTTCTCTGATTCCTTGATTAAGGAAGAGAGGTTGGATTTACGTTGTTTTTTCATATCTGCGAATGACATAGTATCCTTTCGTATTTAAATGTGTATGTGTGTATTGCAGTGTATACAAAGTATTATAACATATATATGTGATTTGTCAAGCCCCCTTTCTATAATGGTAGTTTAGCGGTTTTAGGAAGAAAATTAAGTTCTTCAGCTTCTTCCCTTATTTGTGCCTTGAGTTTCCCATTCACTAATTGGGCTATAGACTCAGGCTCCATTCCATTCTGTTCACAATAATACAAGATAGCATCCATATAACTTAACCTAGTATCATTGACTAATTCTTGAATCTTAATATAAAATTCACTTGAAGTTTGAGTTTGTAATGCCATCAATAAAGCTCCTGTACTCTATCACAAATTCCAAGTTTTTTCGCTTCTTTTCCATCCAACCATATATCTTGTGGTGGAAGAAGATATTTACGTATTTCCTTGTCTGATAGACCAGTACATTTTTTATAATGTTTTATCATTCGTCTGGTAGTTAAATCGAACTCCTTAACCGCAGCAAAAAGTTCATGTTCCTTTCCCCACGATCCCCAACTAAATTGGTGAGACAAAATAGAAGTGTTTGGAGTTAGTGTTCTCTTTCCAGGAATTCCAGAAATGAAAATCAATAATCCAGCAGAAGCAATCAATCCAAGTCCTGTTGTTTTAACTGGAATCGCTGAGCCCTTCATCACATCAATAAGTGCGAAAGCCGCAGCAAGATCACCACCTGGAGAACAAATAACCAGATTTAATTCTTTATGCTTCTTTTCTGTATTTTTAAAATTGGCTTCTAATATCCATTCAATTGCTGATTGTGCAGTATTGATCGAAATCTCATCCATCAATAAATGTAAACCAGCATCAGCTATACCACTAACTTCTTTTTTTGTTTCTTCACTTGCCATAATATATTTGTTGATTAATTGTTTGCTAGACTTTTTGCCCATCGACCCATCATTCCAAGGGGTTCTTCTACACTTTCAAATACAAAACTTCGCCCCCTCATCTTAGAGTAAAACTCACCAGATTTATTAGGTTTCCATTTTCCAGTTATTTCTTCTTTATCAAATCCAGGCCAATCTGCTGTATGATTAGTTCCAATTAACATAGCATCTTTATCACCACCTGGCTTATAGAGTACGCTATCTTGTTCATACTTAGCCCCAAGTTTTTTAATAAGACTTTTAAACTCATTATCTTGTTCACTATTTCCTATAACAAAATAACTATCTTCACCAACATCTTCAGCATTAGGTTTACCAAAGTTTTCTATGTATCTACCAGATACCTTAAAGTAACCTAAACCAGCTCTTCTGATATCTGATTCTAGTTTCTTATTTCTTTTTTTATTATCTTGATAAGTGTATGTACCTCGAAAAGCAGTCATCATACCCACAGGTCTATCACTTTTTAAATGAGTATTAATTCTTGAAAATGATGCTTCTTCTAGATAGTGTTTAAATTTTTTCATCTTACTATGTTGTTCTTTTTTCTATAATCATCAATCGCTCCCTTAATAGCGTCTTCCGCCAAAACCGAGCAATGAATCTTGACAGGGGGAAGAGAAAGTTCTTCCACGATATCCGTATTTTGAATAGTATGTGCTTCATCCAATGACTTACCCTTAACCCATTCAGTCGCAAGTGAAGAACTCGCAATTGCAGATCCGCAACCAAAAGTCTTGAATTTGGCATCGATAATATTTTCATTTTTATCTACCTCTATTTGAAGTTTCATTACATCTCCACACTCAGGAGCGCCCACAAGAGCAGTACCGACAGATTGACTCCCACTATCCAAACTGCCAACATTTTTTGGTCTTTCGTAATGTTTAAGCACTTCATCTGAGTATGCCATTATTGCATCCAAGCTGGTTGACTATTTACCTCTACGGGTTTAATTGAAAAACTGGTAGAACAACCACACGTTGAAGCTGCTCTAGGATTTTGAAATCTTGGTCCTGGTGCAGATAAATCTGTAGACCATTCAATCTCAAGTCCATCTATGATAAGATGACTTTTTTTATCTACTACTATTATAACACCATTAGACTCAAATGTCAAGTCACGCGTATTTGGATTATCAAACGTGAGTACATATTCATAACCAGCACAACCACCACCCTTAACTGATACACGTAGTGGAACATCATCTTCTAAATCTTCATCTTCACGAATTCGTCTAAAATTTCTTGCTGCTCTTTCGGTCAGTTGAATCAAAAAGCTCCTCTAGTAACTGCTTTAATTGCATCAATCTGTTTATTAAGAATGTCCGTTCTACCGGGCCATCGAATCCATTCTCTCTTATCGCCATCCTTAGCAAGATTCTGAAGAAGAGGAAGAATCATTCCTTCTATCTCATTCATCTTTGCGCCCCATTTATCATTAAGTTCTTCTTTTCGATCTGTCATTTCATCACTCAAAACTCTCATACTATCAGTTAAACTAGAAATCTTGGATTCTATCTTATCCAATTCAGGTTTAACACTAGCAGTCGCAGTAGATGCTACCTCTTTAGCAGTATCAACAGTTTTAGTTTGAGTCGCCGCATATTCATCGGCACTTACAGTACTAAATCCAAAGTCATTAAAATCAGACATTGTTGTCTCCGTTACTATTATGAAGTTGCTTAGATTCTACATCTTCAGCAT